ACCACTCCTGCAACAGATTATACGTTCTCTACAGCGCAATATCTGGAAGGCAATAAAATAGTTAACTACAATGTTGCGCGAGACAAAAATAATCCCTCACAAACAATAAGACTTGATCGCGCTACTAATCAGCCTAAAACCGCTGAGCTAAAACCAGTGCCAGAATTAACTGAAAACCAACAACAAAAGTATGAAGAATATATTGAAAACACGCCAATGCTTAACGAGTTAATTGAAGGCAAGAAAAGAACTTTTTGGTTTGACGGTGACCCTCTATTAGCAAAACAAGGGCTTGTTGATTTATTAAACACGCTACGAGCGCGAGACGGGCTGACTCTTCAAGCAGCAACACGGACTATTGCAAACTCTTCGTTAGAAGATATTCAGAACGGAACTATTAATGCGCAAGTTGTACAAACCGCGAGCGTGTTAGATGATCCTGCGTTTCAAGATTTTTATACAGGTGAAACTGTGCCAGATCAAACTGCGCAAACAACCCCGCAACCGGAGCAAGCTCAAACTCAAAATGTGCCTAACGTACCATTTAGTCTTTTAAATCAAGAGTTTAACGTGCCAACAGCGGGTCGTCCTGCGGAGTCTTTTAGTATTCCAACATCAGGAACAGGAATGGGCAATGGTCGCGATGCACAATACGAACAACAGCTTGACAGAGTCAGAGCAGGTGAGTTAGATAGCGGAGCTACGCACAAAAGATTTGTTGATGATAATAGAGACGTAATTAGAAAAGCCTCTGCCGAACTTCGATACTTGGCAAATCCTAGAATTCAGAATAGAAAAGAACGCATTGCTAGAGAAAAAAAGAAAATAGAAGAAGCGCAAAAACGATTAACCTTTTATCCTAAGCCTCTTGCCGAAACTCGATAGGATTTAGTTATGCCAACAACGCCAGTTACAACGCCGTCAGGAGAAGTGGTTCAAGTTAACCATCCTGAAGGAGCGTCACAAGAAAGCATTATCAGGTTTGCCGCTGCGTCTGTTGGCGTGACTCCTAGCTCGCCTCAGCAAATCAGACCTCAAAATGTACAAGATAGAATGGACGATATCTCTGCGTTCGATAGATTCTTGTATGAGTTTAATGTATCTCCAAATCTTACAGGTAATCTAGCCGTGTTAGCAGAAGCGGCGTTGCCACTAGGGTATTTTGGCGATCCATCTGGGCAGGGCAATGGGTTTTATACAAGCCCTAGTGAAGCATACGGCGAAGACTATGACGAATTATCGTTTGATGAAAGACGACAAAGGATACAGGCTTTTAAAGATCAGGTTCGGGAAAACCAATTTCCTTTACTAAGCAAACTTGCGCAAGAAGGGGCTGATACTGGAGCAGCAGGTATGCTTGGTGCATTTGCAAAAGGTGTAGCCGATCCAAGTATCCTTGCGCCAGTTGGTAAAGGTATTGGCAAAGTTGCTGCTATTAGCGGGCTGCTTGGTGGTAGCTATGAAGCCACCAGAGGCTTAGCGGAAGAAGGCAAGATAGACCCTATGATGACAGGCATAGCTGCGGTTGGCGGTGCTGCTTTGGGCGTAGGAGCAGACAAATTGATCCGTTCTATCGCGCCAAACTATAACAAACTTAAAGCCGCTGCGTCTGCAAAACGAAGCGAAAAGGCTGCGCTACAAGCTAACGCGCAGATGGATAAAATTAACTCTAAAATTATAGAGATACAAGCAGATGGATTAGATGTAGAAAATCCTGTGTTAGCAGCGATACAAAGGTTAAACATCGAGCCAGAAGAAGGGTTAAAAATACTTAATAATGCCACGGATCAGTTAGACATTCCGCACCCAGAAATTGCAAGGGCAATCAAAGAATACAGAAATGTGCTAGACAGAGCCACAGTGCCATCAGGATTACCTGCGGATTTTATTGGGGTTATTTCGACTCAAATTAAAAAGATAAACCCAGAGCTGTACAAGTACATGCAAGAGTTTGAGCTTTCGAAGATGTCTCGCGTTGGTGATTACATGCAACGCATACAAGGCTTTGAAAAATTAGAGTCTGCGCTTCCTGTTGCACAGAGAGATGACTTTGCGTTACTGCTTAACAATCAACAGATGGACGAAGCAATAGACCTTCTTAAAAGCTACGGCATTACGCAGGTTAAAACCGGAACGCTTGGCAGAAGAAAAACGCGAAGTGTTGATGAAGTTATGGATAACGTAAAATCTGTGCTTAAAGACATTCATGAGTCTAGATTGAGTATTGACCCCAATGCTAGAGAGTTGGAAAACTTCTTCCCACGTTTTAATAACAACGTAGACGCTACTCGAAGGGCGTTAGGACTAACAGCTAAAGATGATTCTAGGCTTACAAGAATGCTTGAGGCAAAGGTTAAATCACTCAAAAACGATTCTGTTAAAACTGTTAACGATCTAACAGAGGCGCAGCAGACTGCCGTGCTAGATGACTTCTTGCGTAACAGTCGTCAGCCCATTAGCGGCACAGCTACGCCAAGCCAATACAAGAGCCGAAACATCGCACGGCTTGATAAAGACTTGCTGAATTACTACGACCGACCCGTCAATGCGTTAACTAAATACATTACGCGAATGACAGACGACACAGAAATGCGCAGAGTCTTTAATCACAAGCTTGCTACTAAGAGCGAAGAAGGAGAGTTAAATATAGACGCCAGTATTGGCTCTTATGTGAAGCGACTTAAAGACGAAGGCGCAATTGATGATGTTGGTGTAGAAGAGCTGCAAAAATACATGTCTGCTAGATTTATTAGCGGCAATCAAAGCATGAACAAAGTATTTAGCGCGCTAAAGAATATCAGTAATACCATACTGCTTGGCAATCCGATTTCTGCGACAACTCAGCTAGGCGATTTATTTGTAGCGGCTCATCGTTACGGCATTAAGAATACGCTATCGTCAATACTAGATAGCGTGGCAAGCAAGACACAAATAGATTCTTTGTCGCTTGGCATCACGAAAGTTATAGCTGAAGACGCAGGGGACGCCTCTGGCCTAGCAAAGCTGTTAGACGGAGCGTTAACATACTCTGGCTTTAGAGCGATGGACAGACTTGGTAAAGACGTAGCTCTAGAGGCTGCGTTTAAGATGAATAAAAACCTTGCGAAGTCTGCTAAGGGCGTACAAAAGCTGCGCGAAAAGTGGGGCAAAGTCTACGGCGCTGAGTTTGAGTCTCTGGTATCAGACCTACAGGCGGGCGCAGTGACAGATAATGTCAAGCTGCTAATGTTTAGCGAGCTATCAGGACATCAGCCAATCTCTCTCTTAGAAATGCCTCTCAAGTATTTGCAAGTGCCAAACGGCAGGGTGTTCTACAACCTAAAAAGTTTCGGTATCAAGCAGCTAGACATGATACGCAACAGCGTGGGCGATGAGTTAAAGAAAGGCAACTACACTGAAGCGGCAAAACTGACTGCATCGTATCTTGGAATAGTCACAATGGGTAACGCCACGGTTCAAGAAGCGAAGAACTGGATGCAGGGCAGGGAGTTTGACATCTCTCGCGTACCTGATAATTTCTTTGACCAGTTAATGATGACAGCTATGACTTCGCGGTACGCTGTAGAAAATAATCTAAAGAGCGGTGACTTTGTTGGGCTTGTACAAGAGACAGTCTCCCCTCCTACCACCGCCCTTGCCAATCTTGGCAAAGATTTATTCACGGCAGGTGGCGGTATATTATCTGGAGAGGGAGTCCCCGCAAAAACCGGAAGAAGCGTACCGCTTATTGGACGGGCTATGTACAACCTGTTTGGTGGTGGAGCAGAAGCCTTCTTGGAAAGAGAGAAAGACTAAAACTTAGGGACGCGCCTCTCGCTCATGTCAGCGAGGGGTGCTTCCTGAACCTCGTTCTCAATCAAGAAGTCGCAGAAGTGTTTGATCTTCCGCAGGTCTTCTATCCCACCCTTGTCTCTCCACCGAGAGATGTACTTGATGATTGCCCCCTCACAGAACTGCATCTCATTCGCGAGGATGTATTCAATAGGTTGAATCTTTAGCTTCTTGTAGTGGTCACCTGCCACTTGATGGTCTGTTGCGCTCAATGTATTAACTCCTCGCCTTCATGTTTATCTTCAATGAACTGCATGAAGTGCTTCTTCATGAACTCATTCTTGTTTACGAAATCGGTTAGGTCTTCAAGCATCAACCCTATTGTACCTATGACATCACGGTCATGACCTTCAAGGGTTTGTATCATATCGTTGATCCACTCGTATGCTTCTTCAGAGGACACCATCTCTATGTAGATTTCTTCGTCCATCTTTTACATCCTTACGGTTAATGAGTCCATAGATCTTAGCTTTTCTATGGGTATATAGTGGTTAATATTACCCCTACCAAAGTCGCGAGGGGTAATTGCTAGTAATTCTTTCCCCCAAGCCCACCCGACCATGTGTACTTTCTCATCATCGTACATCGCGAGAACGTATATGTCGGCTTTGACTGTGCCTTGCTTGACGAATAGATTCTTAGCGTTCGGTGTTTTAACTGTTGTCTTTACATCTACCGTAAACTTTAGCGGAATTGTGAAGTCGTAACCATCATCGCCTGAAATCTTTTCTTTTAGGTCTGCTGCATAGCCGTACATCAAAGCGAAGTATAGCTCGCCCATCATGCCGATTGGGTCTTGATCTTCCACCAAAGCCTTCTGTTCGGTGTGCGGGTTGTGTAGATTCTTGCGAGCATTGCCATGTGTCTTGGCTAACTCGGCAACAGCCTGATAGAAATTCATGTAATCCTCCTCTCGTGTTTACGGATAAGCTCAGTAAACCCTGCCAACAGTTGCTCGTAGTCTGCCTTGTATCGCTTCACAGGGGACGACTTTTTAGCAATCATGTCCTTGACAAAGTCTCTTCCATACATGTCTTCCATCCACATGGTATACTCTTGAGCAGCAGAACCATGCCTCATACCCCACATGTTGCACCCTGCACACTGAGGATGGATGTTCTCTATCTCTAATGCCCAGTAAGATGAGTTGCCCTTGGGGATAAAGTGTCCACCCTGCATGTCCTTGTAGTGCTTTGTAACGCCGCAGGAGACACAAGAGCAGTAACCTTGATCATCTGCCGCAGCTATCCTCGCGAGCTTCTGTATCGCCCTGTAGCATTCCTGCTTGAGCATGGCGCTAGTCTTAGTCTTTGGTCTAGACTTGCGCTTTTTTCGCCTATCGGTCGCTCTTGGCATCCCAGTTTCTCTCGTGAAGCAATGCAAACATGGTTTTCTCAGCTCGGATCTGGCTCGCCGTATTCATTTTATCGTAGCGCAGCTTGAGTAGAGCGAGACTAAACAGCTTGGACATGACAGAGTATGTCTTAGATACAGCCTTCACATCTTCCGGTGGATTGTACTGCGGTTGATCATTCATGATGCGTCCTCACGGTGTCCGACCTCTAACACTATGCCTTTGTATTGGTACATTCTAGAAAGCCTACTAACTTTAAAGCCCGTCTTATAAACGACAATCGCGTAGGCTTGCTGTTCATTATCAGCACACCATTTGGCTTCTTCGAGTGCGTCTTGAAACTCTTTGAATAGTATCATGATTTTCTGCTAGGAAACTCTACATGCACACCAAATTTCTCACCGAGATGTCTGCTAAGTACAGAGTACACCCTATGGTAATCCTCTGAAGCCACTTTCGCGGTAGACTCCTCTCCCGTGACCACAGTTTGCACGGGCTTCCACAGGTACTGCTTCACGAGAGAGGGTGACCAAGGTATATCCACCTCCTGCTTGATGATTCGCCTCATGTCAAACCCTGAGTCATTCAGCTTCTCGCCTAGTAGTCGGCAGTACACATGCAATGCGTTGTTCTGGGCTGATGTTCTAGTCTTCCCACCCTTGATCTTGAGTGTAAGATACTTCTTCTCCTCGTACATCTGGGTCATCATCTTGATGAAGGCTTCAAGCGAACGCCTGTCATCTACCACCCAGAAATCCCCCTGATTTATATCAGTCATTTCTTCCCCCTCTGACCGAAGCGAGCATCGAACCGCTGCTTCTCTGTTAGTATATGATTGGAGTAGGTGCAGGGAGGTAGGTGTCTAACTTGCCCGCCCTTGCCGAAGAACAACTCCAAGTCTTTCTCTAATTTCTCTCTAACTTGTTGGTTCGTCTGTGTCAACGTCAGCATACTCTTCTCCTATTTTAAATAAATCATCCATGCTCATGCCAAGCGCGTCACATATCTGTTTGTAGCGTTTAACCTGCATCCCCTGTTGGGTCAAAGCGTGAGAGTAATTGGCTGCACTCACGCCTATTTGCTGCGCTACCCTGATGTGCTTGATGTTCTTAATGGCATGTGCGCATCTAATTGCTTGGCCTATGTGCATACTTCCTCCAAGGATAAGGGGGCTTGCGCCCCCAATAAATTAAAATGGCATATCTTCTAAAGCAACATCCACCTTTGGTGCGGGTGCAGACTGAGCATCCTTCGGCTTAACCGACAGGCTCATGTACTTCTTGCCGTTCTTCGATTCCTTAAGCCACGAGTTCAGCCAGTATTCCTGACCACCTACATTGATCGTGCCATTGTAGTCAGCGTGTGTCTCAATCTCTTTGCGCTCATTCTTGAACAGTGCGCCACGGTTTGTATCATCATAATCACTCATCACAATCTCCTACTGAAAGTATTGGTTAACATCTTGTTTGATTTTTAACGCTGCATTGGTTACATGTTCTGCCAATGCTTCTATGTATTCCTCATCGCGTTCAACACGAACGATCAAAGGTTTCATGGTCTGGTGATAGGACATGAAGTCCCACCACGATCTGCCTGTGATCCACAAGCACCCCATGATCTGCTGCAAGTGTTTAGAAGGCACGACTCCTGCCTTCACCCACTCAACATGCGTAGCAGGGGCAGGGCATTTGATTTCTAGCCCGCCGTCCTCCCCCACTAATCCGTCTGGCGAACAACCTGCGTTCACAGTATCGTGCAGACAGAACCCTAGCTCCTTAACGGTATTACCTGTAAGGGCTTCGTACAATTCACGCGCATCCGGTTCTAGCTCAGTGCCTCGCTTCATGTGTTCGTTGACGTAGACCAAGGTGGTCTCGCCTGTTAACTCTTCAGCGACTAGCTGATTGATGTAAGCCTCTACCTGTGTGGACTTGCCCCCTTTGCCAGTGACTATCTTAGAAAACTGTGAGGCTGACGGTACGCCTAGCCTAGCTGACAGCCACTCCTGACTGCCCTGTTCGCAATCTATTATTCTCATGCGTCCTCCATAGTTTATTAGTTAGGTCTATTAGATCCTTGCAAGGCTTGCAGAACGGGTAGTAATTTGGCTCTACCCATTGACTGCAAGTCCCGCATCGTACATCCCTTCTCATTAGAAGAAATCCGGCGCAGACTGTTTCGCTGCAGGATGTGAAGGGTGCTTAGGCTTAGTGGATGCAGCGTTGCCATCGTCATCCTCAGACGGAATTCCCGCAATGGCTTGCAAACTATAGCGTCTTGCATAAGAAAGACATGACCCGACAGACTGGGCATCCATCTTCGCGAGAGGGATAAAGAACGATTGCTCTAGCCACTCGCCAGAGGAGTGCATCAGCCTCGTAGCCAGACCGACAGAACCCTCACCACTTACAGGGAATTGCACATAGCTTAAGCCATGCGCTGCAAACGGGGCTTTGACTGCTTCGATCACATCCCCAAGTGATGCGTAGCTAGATTTAAAGAATGGATTGGATGAGCCTTTGACTGCTGCGCCCATCTCGCCCTGTGCAGCAGCCATCGCGGCTGCTAGGTTTGCTATTGATTCAGATTGTTTCATCTTCATCCCCCTCCTCATCTAACAGTGTGTCTAATACATCATCAATCACACCTTTTGTTAGCTGCGCCATGCCCACTATTGTGGGGTACTTTGCTAAGGCATCTGCATCTTCTTCGATCCTTCTGCACTCTATTTGCGTGTTGAGTAATGATGAGAAGAGTATCTGAGCTTTCTTAGTGTCTACAATTAATTTCATGAAACCCCCTAGAAATATGCTTGTTCGTGCATGTCATCGCGAATGCTGTGCATGACCTGCTCAGTAGTCGCATACTCGTGACCGTACACAGCTAGTGCAGTCTCAGCTATACCAATCTCGCGAGTAGCAACATCCCGAATGAAAGACAGGACAGCCTCGCGCATCTCACCCCTGAAAATGACAGAGTAAGTAAGCGTGTCAGCTTTGTTCGTAATTAGCTTATGGATGCAGCCTCGCAGGACTTCAGGGTCGGCGTGATAGAGCATGATGTCACACAGATACTCGTTCGCATCTGCGTCATGCAGGACAGAGAAGATCATCTTTTCAATGTCATCTTGGGGTACAACGTCCCAATCTATGTCACCGTCAATAAGATATTGTGTTGCGGTTGTTGGCTCAGCGAGCCACTCTTTGATGTATTTCATATCATCCTCCTCAGAATGTTTAATAATCTTAATCTATATTAAATGTCCTTGTCAACAATTGTATTGAAATAAAATCTTATAGGCCGATCCTCCTGCTCGGTTAGCTGTAAGCTGTTGTCGTGAAAGTAAAAATTGTATGTGCCTTCCCATCCGCCGCTGTGTCTTTGCTTCGCCACGATGAGTTTTTGGTCTTTGTGTTTGGATAAATATTCCTGCTGCTTCTCATCTAACTCGGTCAGTTTGGCTAATTCCTTGAGCTGTTTTCTCTTGGGATTAGACGCCGTCAGAATCACATTATCTGCCATGTCCGATAAGGTGCTAGCACCGCGAATGGAATACTTGTCGGGTATCCAGTTGTCATCTGCCTGTGGCGGCTTCCGAATGTGCGCGACTAGCACGATGCCAACGTCTAGTGTCTTCGCGCAATGCTGTAGCTTGTTCACGAACTCTGTCTCGGCAGAGTAATCCTGAAAGCCCGTGCCACATTTCGCGAGGGAGTCAACGAACACATACTTGCAGCCTAATTCCTTCGCGCAGTAGGTGATAATCGCCAAGACCCTCTCTGGCTTAACTGTGTCTAATTGATCAAAAATCACTAGGTTTTGGTCAACGAACTCGCTAAATTCAGAGATGAAATTCTCCGCAGGGTCGCCATCCTTAGCCCCTGCCGCTTGCATTAACATGCGGTACAGGGATTCGCTCGGCTTCATCTCAAGGGACGCGAGGCAGACCTTAGAATGCTTGAGCAGGTGTAGGATTATCTCCCCGCAGATCATTGATTTGCGCGAGGCGTTAGCCCCTGCGAGCAAGGTAAGTTCGCCCTGCCTTAGCCGAAACGTGTCATGAGTTTTAGGCCACGGAAACTTAGCGCCCCATATCTTTTGGCCTTTGGATCGCTCGACTACCTCATCATGCCACCTGCCCGCCGAGTGGATCTGAGATGCTTCCATCATGCCAGTGAGTTCAAGGTATTGGTCTAGCTCTAGTCCTTGCGGCAACCTCATAGCTCCACCCCCCATGATGCTTCGCGAGTAGGGGTCTGCTCTTGCCTACGCTTCTCCCATGTAACCACACAGGCTTTCCATGACTTCATTCTGTCTTTGCCTATCTTCCACCCGCGCGCCTCGTAAAACGCGATAAACATTTCAGGGTCTATTCCGTTGCTGCGAGAGTCACAATACGCCCTCACTTCATCTACTGTCGGCGGTATAGATTGTTCTTTGTTTACTTGTATAGTTGTTGCCCTTTGTTTGGCAGTTGCCTGACTCTTGCTTGGCGTTTGCTTGCCCACATCTTGATACTGTGAGTAGTTAGTTATTGAAATGATTGAGAATTTGTTTGTCACTTGCTTGTCAATCATGTCATCAGTTTCAAACCAATCTAGGTACTTTCGCAGACGCCGTACTGATATATTTAATCTGGCGCTTGCGGCATTCAAACCGAAGACCAGTTGCCCCCTCTTGATGGTGAGCATCTTGCCGTTAAACGCTGTCGCTTTATCCGTTAAGGACGCAGCCATCAGCAGATGCAACCATAACTTCAACGCTTGAGGTTCTTGCCATAGAAAATTATCTTGAATAGCCCTGTCGAGCCTGATCCATCCGTTCATATTATCCCCCTCGCCTTCGCGCCATTAACTATCCGCTGAGCCTTGTAGATATCTGCCCGATCCTTCTCACTAAATGCTACCCCCTCGCGAGACCATACTGGTACTAATTCTAGCAGCCACTCGGCAGACTTCACCTGCTCGCGTGTGTGCTTGTTTGCCTTAGGGGTATAGGGTAACCCCTCTTTAGGGTAGATATCCCGCCACGCAAGCCCTACGGCCTTTAGAATCGACTCTGCGCTACAGTCCTGCGCAAAGCAATTGAGTAGCACCCTATCATCGGCCTCGCGGTATAAGATACTGAGCGAGTGCGACTTGTCATCGTGCGCAGGACACAAGGCCATAGCCTTATTACCCGAACGCCGAACCTGCTCTAATTTGCTACAAACTAATTCAAAATCAGACATGTTATCCCTTGTCCTTATAAGCAACGGAGGTTAACCTGCCTAAGATCGCAGCTCATCCTCCTCCCCCTTGTGGTGTGATCGTCCCCCTACGGGGGGACACTTAATTAAATCCTATCTAGTATATCCCCTATCCTATCTAGGATCGCAGTCTACCTTTCCCAGTGTGTCGGCTGATCGCGGCCTCCCTCGATCCAATCCCCGTTCGATCGTTGCACTAGCCCTACCGCATTCGGCTGCACACAGAATCTTTCTGCTGCGCTCCCTTTTAAATGCCTGTCGAAATTGCGTTCGGTCGAGAATACCTCCCAACATCTAACACACATTGAGCGGGGGCTACCCGCAGCAAGTTTCTTGTCTGGCCTAGCCCCTTGCCTAGGCTCTACTTTAAAGCTCTCCCAGTCAGTCACACTGCACCTCCAATCGCTTGTAGTTAGGCCATCCGAATTCCATATTGGTTTCAATCCCTAAGCAAACCATCTCGGCATATAGGTTAGACTCCCTTGCCTCTAGCACCTCGCTCGGTTCAAGCAAAGCACCAAGGGCGAATGAGCTTATAACAGCCGCCCCGACAAGTATACATTTCAGCCAAAAGTTTTCTGTCTCCATATTTCTGCGATTATTTCTCATGCCATCACCTCCTTTGCGCTCTCTTTTGCCCTTGCTACTTCGCTCGGCGTACACATTGATGCTATTTCGTGCGCGAGTTTAAGCGCATCCCCTAGCCTATGTTCTGGCGCTGTCACGCATAGGACTAGCGCCTTAGTGAGTGCTGTTTCGTGCGTCATGTGATTCCCCTTGTAAATTAATACCCTATGCATACCCTATACGCCAATGACGTATACGGACGGCTGCGGACGGCTGCCATTATTTAACTGCCGCGATTAGACCATCGCGCATTGTGACATTAGCGAAAAACTCTCGCCCCTTGCCTGTAATGTGCGGACGATTCGCCCCTGTTAAGACTCCATCGCGCCTGTACTCTTCGCCGAAAATACTGGTTTCGATATAATCTAGGCGCTGCCCGACCTGTTCTTTGAGTGCTTTTTTGCTTTGATAATTAAATACTAGCATGGTGCTTTCCCCTTATATTGTGATGGTCTAGCGTGATTAACTGCGCGCCCTAGTTTGATAATCGCGGTCGCATTGGCTACTGATAACCCCTTATCGCTAGCGAATCGCTCAACAGTAAGGTAATCGTTGAAGTATTCTAGATAGTCGGTCTCGCATTTGGCTTTGAATCGCTCGCCCGCCCGTAACCGTTCGGCCTCGTTCCCATCTATTACCCACGCCATGCCGAATGCGAAATTGTGCTGCCCGTGCCAATTGTTCATAGTTAACCCCCCCATTAATAATTTTTTAAGATACTTTACCGACTTGCCCGATAGTCTAGACAATTGTTCTAGTGTGAGATTGCTAGTGTCGAACCGATCTATTATTTCGTTGTCGCTCATAGTGTTAACCCCTTGCTATTATATTAGCGTTATTGGTGCGCGATCCGTGAGCAGGGAATGCCACCACCGAATCGCGATTGCTTACTGAGCAAAGCTTACAAGTCGCGCATGTAACTTCGTCTTTATAGGTCGCAGGGCAAGTAATAAACTTAACCCCTTGAATTGTGCGCGTATCGTTCCCGTGATCACTTGGGACGACAGCCGCGATAGGCAGATTGTGGCGTTTTAACTTGATCGCGTGGTCTATAGTGTTAGCGGATAAGTTCACCGTAAACCCCTTACGATTAGCGGATCGAATCGCTTTGATGTTGTGCGCATTGTCGCGGTAATGAGTATAGGTGAATCCGCGCTTGCCAGTGTTAGCGGTCGCAAGTAGATCTAGGGCGTGAGAGTCTAGGTTTTCGCTATCCTTTCCATCTGGCATTAAATCGCCCGCTACGTTATGCCTCCATAAGGTTTTAACCTTAAGCTTGCCGATATTGTCTAGGAAATCAGCGTATTTAGCGCCTCGCTCGCCGCGAGAGACTTTATCCCAATTGAGGCGAGTATAATAACCCGCTTCGGCGTAACATCCGTTAACCCCTGCATAGGGGCATGCCTTAGGGCAAGTATCTCTCGCACTGGTGGAGCAAGGTATCGCGCCTATTTTTGTATTAGATGATTTTTTGACGAATTGAATATTCATTTTATGCCTCGCTGAATTCGAACACATTCTCATTAATCCACTCAACCGCGCATTCTAGTGCCTCGTGCGCGGTATCTATTCCGTAGCAAGTGAAACATTCAAAATCGACCCATTGGCCACCAATAGGCCATTGGATATTAAATGTGGCCTTACCGTTCCATTCGACTCGCAAATGATCACCGTGCATTTCTAGTTCGAAATATTCCATCATGTTCTCCTTAATATCCTAGCCAAAATAGCAGAGTGCGTGATGAATGCATGCCGGTCGACTTAATTAGCGATTCGGCTAAACCCTCCGCAATCTCGTCTTCAATAATGCCATGCTCCTTCATTATCGCGAGCGCATGACGTTCCGTGATTCTGGTTTGCTTGTCGATCGCTTCCTCGTATTCCATTGTGATTCCCCTTTGGGTTGTGCGTATTTGGTTGTCGTATAATACAATGCAGAAGGTGTGCCAACTTTTGAAAGTCCAATGATTACGGGGGATGTAGCCAATGTACTGTGTATGCATACAGTGTTGAGAGTGTTACCGTGTTACCGCAAAGTGTTACCGTGTTACCGTGAATGTGTTACCTAATCACCCAACAATTTCACTGGATTGTGTATCAGTGTGTATCGATTTGAGAATCGTGTGTATAGGGTATGCGATTTGCTATTGGCTATTGGCTGCTATCCCTCCCTTCCCTCTCGCCGCACGGGATTGCTCGCGTCTAGATAAGCCTCGCGTGCGCGCGTTAACAGCTCGCGTGCGTGCGCGTATAAACAGACGGGGTTCGCGGAGGGGACGGGGAGGGGAGATTGCGCGCTGCCTTTATGTGTAGTAGCCCCCCAAATTTGCAGCAGGTCAAATTAAAAAAAAGAAGCAAAAAACACCCCCCTCAAACCCGCATGAATACAAGTGTTGGTCAAATTCACAAATTAGTGGTTTAATACGCCAAATATTAATTACCAAAGAGCTTCTATGTTGTGGTTGAAGACAATGCACCAGTAAAGAGAAAGCGTGGTCGTCCCCGTAAGTCGGAGATAGAGAAGCCGAAGAACCGTCCCATTGGTAGACCCAGGGGTGACCACTCGGCTATGGCAGAGATGAAGCAGCGATTCCTCGCGAGGAGGGATACCAATGCTGTGATAGAGTCTATCTTCCGAGCTGCACAAGATGACGACCACAAGAACCAATCTGCTGCGTGGAAGCTCATAGTAGATAGAATCTTGCCTATCAGCTCGTTTGATAAAGACAAGCTAGGGGGCAAGCCTACGGTCAATATAACTATCTCAGGGGTTATGGATGCTCCTGCTATTGAAGGAGAGGTCATAGAAGATGGCGAATATACAGAACCTGATTGATCTGCTTATGAAACACGAGGGCGTAAGGAACAAACCTTACGAAGACACTGTGGGCGTACTAACCATAGGCGTAGGCCGTAACTTAGACGATGTTGGGTTATCTATTGATGAAATTCATTACCTACTCAATAATGACATTAAGCGATGTAGGCATGAGCTGTCGGGATCTTTTGATTGGTTTTTAGATTTAGACCCTGTCAGACAAGATGCTATGATGGATATGTGCTTCAACCTTGGTATCACTCGACTTCGCGGCTTTACTAACGCTTTATCAGCTATGGAGTGCGGTGACTACGAAGAAGCAGCACTAGAGTTCCTAGACTCCCTTTGGGCAGATCAAGTGGGACAACGCGCTACAACCCTTACCAATATGATACGAACCGGAGAATACGATGCCTAATGTAAACGGAAAGAAATACTCATACACCCCTGCGGGTATGGCAGCAGCTAAAAAAGCCAAGGCCGCTAAGAAGAAAGCCCCTCCCAAGAGGAAGTAAGATGAGCTTGTACAAAAATATTAACGCGAAGAAGAAGCGTATTGCAGCAGGTAGCGGCGAGACCATGAGAAAAGTCGGCAGTAAAGGCGCACCTACAGCCAAAGCATTTAAACAAGCCAAGAAGACCGCGAAGAGAAAATGAACCTAGACATAAGCCTTCTTGAGTGGCAGAAAGAAGTTTGGAACGACCCTACTCGTTTCAAAGTGGTTGCTGCGGGTCGCAGGACGGGGAAGTCTCGTCTTGCGGCTTATCTTTTGATAGTCAACGCTTTGAAGTCAGATCAAGGGCAGGTGTTCTATGTAGCCCCTACTCAGGGTCAAGCACGGGACATTATGTGGAATCTCCTCTTGGAGATAGGCAGACCCGTCATAGAGAACTCCCATGTCAACAACATGCAGGTACGACTTATCAATGGTACAACTATCAGCTTGAAAGGAGCTGACCGACCTGAGACAATGCGCGGCGTAAGTCTCAAGTTTCTAGTCTTGGACGAATACGCAGACATGAAGCCCGATGTATGGGAATTAATCTTACGACCTGCGTTGACAGACTTGAAAGGCGATGCCTTATTTATCGGGACACCAATGGGTAGAAATCATTTCTATGAACTCTACAAGCAAGCCAGTTTAGGCGAAGACCCCACTTATAAAGCATGGCACTACACAAGCTACGACAATGACTTACTAGACAAAGAAGAGATAGATGCAGCTAAGAAATCCATGTCTTCCTTCGCGTTCCGTCAAGAGTTTATGGCGTCTTTTGAAGCGCGTGGCTCTGAGATGTTTAAAGAGGAGTGGGTTCACTTCGATGACGAAGAGCCTGACACAGGGGACTACTACGTTGCCATTGACCTCGCGGGCTTTGAAGAGGTAGGAAAAGCCAAATCTAAGAATAAAAAGCTTGACAATACGGCTATTGCCATTGTAAAGGTAGGAGAGTATGGTTGGTGGGTGAAGGATATCGTCTGTGGTAGGTGGGAATTAAACGCCACTGCTGAGAAGATATTCCAGATAGTCCGAGACTATCAGCCCATATCAGTTGGTATAGAGAAGGGCATTGCCCGACAGGCTGTCATGTCGCCGCTTACCGACCTAATGAAGAAGTATCAGAACTTCTTTCGCGTTGAGGAACTTACTCACGGGAACAAAAAGAAAACTGACAGGGTAATGTGGGCGTTACAGGGTAGATTCGAGAACGGAATCTGCAACCTCAACAAGGGAGAGTGGAACATCCAATTCATGGATGAAATCTTCCAATTCCCTGACGCCCTAACCCACGATGACATGGTAGACGCTTTAGCCTATATAGATCAACTGGCTAAGGTGTCTTACTCATACGACTTTGAAATAGATGAGTTTGACGTAATCGACTCAGTAGCGGGATATTAAGATGCTCGAATCAAACGAAGATCAGTTTGGCATAGAAGAGACTCTTGAGTCTTGGGTAATGGCGAAGTGCGAAGATTGGCGCAACCATTACGAGACGAACTACGAAAAGAAGTTTGATGAATACTACCGTCTGTGGCGCGGCATCTACGCTAGTGAAGACCGTAACCGCGAGTCTGAACGATCACAGATCATATCCCCTGCCCTTCAGCAAGCAGTAGAGTCATCAGTTGCAGAGATTGAAGAAGCTACGTTTGGTCGTGGTAGGTTCTTTGATATGAAGGACGACATCGCTGACCAAGAGAACCAAGACGTAGTCTACCTTCGCGAAAAGCTCTTAGAAGACTTTAAGGCTAACAAGATTCGCAAGGGTGTGGCTGAGTGTTTAATCAACGCAGCCGTCTTTGGTACAGGTATAGCTGAGATTGTCCTAGAAGAAGTCAAAGAGATGAAACCTGCGACTCAACCTATTATGGATGGTCAGCTACAAGCGGTAGGTGTGAACATCTCAGACCGCACAGTCGTTAAATTACGACCTGTTTTACCTCAAAACTTCTTGATTGACCCTGTTGCTGTGGATGTAGACAGCGCATTAGGTGTAGTGATTGATGAATTCGTCTCACCACACGCCATAGAACAGCTACAGGAGAAGGGTGTATACAAGAATGTACCCTTTAACTTCGCGTATCCTGACACAGACTTAGATCCTGACCACGAACTTACCACGCAGCCTACCGATAAGACTCGTTTGACCAAGTATTACGGACTTGTTCCCCGTTATTTACTTGAAAATGACGATGAATACGAAGAGGTTGAACAGCTAGTAGACAGCGAGGAAGAAGAAGGCTTCTATGTTGAAGCAATCGTAGTCATAGCTAACGGTGGTACTCTGCTGAAAGCGGAGAAGAACCCGTACATGATGCAAGACCGTCCTGTTGTGGCGTTCCCTTGGGACATCGTACCCTCTAGGTTCTGGGGTCGTGGCGTATGTGAAAAGGGTTACAACTCACAGAAGGCATTGGACGCAGAATTGAGGGCTAGGATCGATGCACTGGCTTTAACAGTCCACCCAATGATGGCGATGGACGCAACTCGTCTACCTCGCGGGGCAAAGCCTGAAGTAAGACCGGGAAAAATCATTCTAACCAATGGTAATCCTTCTGAAGTCTTACAGCCATTTAACTTCGGTCAGGTATCTCAGATTACCTTCGCGCAAGCAGGTGAACTACAGAGAATGGTACAGACTGCCACAGGCGCAATAGACTCTGTTGGAGTTGGCGGCTCAATCAATGGCGAGGCCACAGCAGCGGGCATCTCAATGTCCCTTGGTGCAGTAATTAAACGCCACAAGCGAACCCTGATTAACTTCCAAGAGTCATTTTTGATACCATTCGTTACCAAGGCTGCACACAGATACATGCAGTTTGAGCCTGAGTTATATCCGGTATCGGATTATAAGTTTGAAGTCACCTCATCTCTTGGCATCATCGCGAGAGAGTATGAGGTTACACAGTTGGTTCAGCTTCTACAGACTATGTCTCCTGAGTCTCCGCTTTATCCTGCGTTGATTCAATCCATCATAGACAATATGAACCTCAGCAACCGCGAGCAGTTAATACAAACTCTACAAGAAGCAGGACAGCCTTCACCTGAAGCCCAACAAGCGCAACAAGCTGCGCAGCAAGCGCAGATGGAGTTCCAACAGTCGCAGACTAACGCACTAAACGGACAAGGCGCTGAGTCTCAAGCACGAGCTGCCAAGATTGCAGCAGAGACTAAAGCGATTCCTGTTGAGCTAGAGATTGATCAGATCAAAGCAGTAACATCTAACCTCGCGGCAGGTGATGCGGACGATAAAGAGTTTGAACGCAGACTTAGAGTTGCTGACGCTGCCCTGAAAGAAAAGAGACTAAACCTTGATACAGTTAAGGCCATGCCGCAATGATTACCAAACGAGAACTAGAGGACGTAGTTACACAGGTAAACGTAGTCCTAGATCGGATGGACAAGCGGATTCAGTCTCTAGAAAAGCAACACGAAATCCTTCTTCACGAGGTCAAGAGCTTCGTGCAAGCAAAGCCGAAGGCTAAGAAGAATGGATAGAGAAACAGAAAAATATTATGACGACCGTGCGGATATGTTTTTAACGCAAGGTTGGAAAGATTTTATAAAAGAGTTGAGTGCCAATGCTCTTCAAATTAATTCCGTAGAGTATACGAAAGACGTTAATGATTTGTTTTTTCGTAAAGGTCAGCTAAGTGTACTGGCTGACATACTCAATCTAGAATCTGCAATGAACCATGTACAAGAGGATAGCAGTGATGTTGATAATCTTTGATTTCCAATGCGAACAAGGCCATGTCCATGAGGCAATGGTTAATCGCGATAAGGTTGTTGAGGGTTATCGGCGTGACTGTCCTGAGTGCGGTGGTTCTAGTAGTAAGATGATCTCACCTGTTAAGTCGGTACTCGACCCCATCTCCGGTTCTTATCCGGGAGCTACTATGAAATGGGCTAAGGATAGACAGGCGAAGATTAAACACGAACGCAAGGTAGCCGAATCATAAGTCCTTCGGGGTAGCTTAGAATTGGTCTTGTCTCCATAGGAGTTTAATAATAGTGGCACAACTTATTGACGAAGTGACGAAAGAGGTAGATGAGAATTTACAACAGGAAGCGGTCTCGGAAGAGGTAGCCGTAGATGACACTCCCGAGCATTACAGGGGGAAATCTCCTTCGGAGTTGATTAAGATGCACCAAGAGGCAGAGTCTCGCATCGGTCAGCAAGGACAGGAAGTTGGTCAGCTAAGAAAAGTTGTAGATGATTTCATTCTTAATCAAAGCAAAGTCAACGAACCGGAACAGGCTGAAGAGATAGATTTCTTTGCCGAACCCGATAAAGCTGTTGATAGCAAAATTGCAAACCATCCAACCATTAAACAGTTGGAGCAATTAGGCAATCAAATGAAACAAAGTCAGACGCTTTCGGCTTTACAGCAAAAGCACCCTGACATTAAAGAAGTTGCTATGGACGCCAATTTTCAACAATGGGTTGTAGGTAGCAAGATTCGTTCCGAGTTATACGAGCGAGCAAACAACAAGTACGACTATGATGCAGCAGATGAATTGTTTTCTAGTTGGAAATCAACTCAAGACGTTGCGCAACAGGCTGTAAGTGTTGAGCGCAAAGAACGTAAACAGGCTTTGAACGCAGCTTCAACGGGCGGTGCTAATGGCAGTTCAGAAGCACCAAGCAGAAAGATCTATAGACGAAGCGACATTATTGAACTAATGCGAACCAACCCGAAACGCTACCAAGCTATGTCTAATGAGATATATCAGGCGTATCAGGAAGGTCGCGTAAAAAGCTAACCTTTGAGAGATTATTATGACTGATTCAACCTATCCAAATATGGCGGGAGCGGTAACTAATACTAGTGCTGCTACCTTTATTCCAGAAATCTGGAGTGACGAAATTCGCGCTGCATACGAGAAGAACCTTATTCTCGCGAATGTAGTTAAGAAAATGAGTATGACAGGAAAGAAGGGTGACATCATCCACATTCCTGCTCCTATTCGCGGTGATGCTCATGTTAAGGCGCAAGCTACTGCCGTAACAATTCAGAGCAACGTAGAGAGCGAAGTGCAAATCGCGTTAGATAAGCACTACGAATACTCACGCATTATTGAAGATATTACAGAGACTCAAGCTCTTGCTTCGCTCCGTAATTTCTACACATCAGATGCGGGTTATGCTTTGTCTCGTCAAGTAGATACTGATCTATTTAATCTTGGCAAATCGTTCGGTACTGGTGACGGCACTTTATGGACTAACACTGCTGCTGCATTCTTCTGTGACGCCACTAACGGTCTTACAGCTTATGCAGACGACACTGTTACTACTGCTGACGTTTTCACTGATGCTTGTTTCCGTGATCTGATTCAGAAGCAAGATGACGCTGATGTCCCTATGGACAACCGTGCGTTTGTTATTCCTCCTTCATTGCGTAATGCAATCATGGGAATAGAGCGTTATGTCTCGTCTGATTTTGTTGGCGGCGAGCCTGTTCAAAATGGCAAGATTGGTAACCTGTATGGTATTGATGTTTACATCTCTACTAACTGCCCTATTACTGAGCTTGCAAGTGCAAACTCAGCGGGTGGTCAAATTCGCGCAGCAATGCTCGTGCATACAGATACTATGATTCTTGCAGAGCAAGTTGGTGTTCGTTCACAGACTCAGTACAAGCAGGAGTTCCTCGGAACACTGTATACTGCTGATACTCTGTACGGTGTTAAGACTTACCGTCCTGACAGCGGCTTCATCATGGCTGTTAACGGCTAAACGGAGATGGGGGTGGGGAAACCTGCCCCCTTATCTTATGCGTAATAAAGATCCAAAATTAACCAAGCTCGGATTAAGTGGGTATAATAAACCCAAAAAGACCCCTAACCATCCCACAAAGAGCCATGTTGTATTGGCTAAAGTCGGAGATGAAATCAAGATTGTCCGCTTCGGGCAGCAGGGCGTAACGGGTGCAGGGAGTAATCCCAAGACTGCCAAAGACAAAGCGCGAAAGAAATCATACTACGCTAGGCATAACGCTCAAGACTCAAGCCCTTCAAAACTATCTGCAAGATACTGGTCGCATAAAACCAAGTGGTAACTACAGGAATTTAACATGGCAACGATAGTAACCAAGAACAGCTCAACCGCTTCAGCCGTACCAACTACGAGTGACTTGGTTCAGGGCGAACTCGCGGTCAATGTAACTGACAAGAGACTATTCACAGAGAATGCCTCTACACAGATTGTAGAACTAGGTACTAATCCTTCTACTGTCACAACTACTACCGCGACTGTATCCGGGACTCTAACAGCCAACGGCACGTTTGCTTCTAGCAACGCAGTCGTCACAGGCGGCTCAATCAACTCTACGCCCATTGGTGCAGTTACCCCATCAACAGTAAGGGGCAGCACAGTAACGGCCACCACGGGCTTCGTTGGCGGTCTGACAGGCAATGTAGTCGGTAACGTCACAGGAAACGTCACTGGCAACGTAGTTGGTAACGTCACAGGCGATCTGACAGGTAATGTCACAGCCTCTACAGGTACGTCTACAGTTAACAACCTAGTCGTTAACGGCACAGTAGACTTCAGTAATACTAGACTGACTGACGTAGCAGAGCCTATTGCAGGTTCTGACGCAGCTACTAAAACTTATGTTGACACCTCTATCGCCGCTGTCATTGACGGCGCACCTGCTGCACTAGACACTCTCAACGAGCTAGCTGCTGCACTAAATGATGATGCATCTTTCCACACTACAGTTACTAATGCTCTGACAGGCAAGCTAGCTCTGTCGGGCGGCACAATGACAGGTCAGCTGTCGTTAGGTGCTAATAAGATTGTTAGCGTTGCTGATCCTACCCTCGCGCAAGACGTAGCCACTAAAGCCTACGTTGATGCAGCAGACACCACAGGACTCCCACTTGCGGGTGGTACGATGTCCGGTGCTATTGCAATGGGTACAAACAAGATAACAGGTCTTGGTACTCCAACAGACGCAGCAGATGCTACAACTAAAGCCTACACAGACTCTATCCTTGGATCAGCTACATCAGCAGCAGACTCAGCCGCAGCGGCAGCTACTTCAGCTTCTAACGCTTCTACTTCGGCTTCAAATGCATCTAGTTCTGCTACAGCAGCGTCAGGGTCAGAAACAGCAGCCGCTCTGTCAGCTACCAACGCTGCCGCTAGTTACGACTCTTTTGATGATCGTTACCTTGGCGCTAAAGCCTCTGACCCTACTGTAGACAATGACGGTGACGCACTGATTGCAGGTGCGACATACTTCAACACCACCGTTGACTCAATGAAGGTTTACAGTGGTTCAGCGTGGTCTGACGTAGCACCTGTAGCAACATCTGTAACTTTATCTCAGGTAACAGACTTCCCAACACAGTCAGGACAGTCAGGCAAGTATCTAACTACCAACGGCACTGTACCAAACTGGGCGACTCTAACAACAGACCCGACACTTGGCACACTAACCAAGACCTTCACAAACGGCGAGTCAGCTTCAATCTCACTGACTAGCTCAGTGCTTGCGCCTGTCGTTTCTGTGACTAAAGAAGTTCCACAGACAGGCTCTACTAATAACTCTTGGGATGTTAATTCTACTACAGAGAATTACACAAGATTGGATAGTGCTGCGGCGACTACTTTGGATTGGGACGTTGGAGGAGTTAATGAGGCTAGTTTGGGTTCTAATTTTTATGTCGGAAGTCAAGATGGAACACCGCAAGGTGTGTCCTTTAATAATGACGGCACTATTTTATACATGGTAGGGCAAGGCAATGCTTCTATTTTTCAGTATAACTTAACAACTTCGTATTCTATATCTACTGCTTCCTATGCAAGTATTAGCTTGCTTGTCAGTAGCCAAGACACTCAACCATTAGCTGTAGAATTTAATACTGACGGCACAAAAATGTTTTTAATGGGAGGCGCTACTGACACTGTTTACGAATACAATTTGGCTACAGCTTACAATGTTTCAACTGCGGTTTATTCTCAAAGTTTTTCTGTAACAGCACAAGATACTTTTCCTAACGATATAGCATTTAATCAAGACGGCACTAAAATGTTTATGGTTGGAAGAAGTACAAATTCTGTATATCTTTATAATTTAACAACTGGTTTTGATTTATCAACTGCAAGCTATTCTTCTACTAGCTTTAGTGTCGCTTCACAAGAAACATCTACAAGAGGCTTGTCTTTTAATCAAGACGGAAGCAAGATGATAATTGTAGGAATAACTAACGACACAGTTTATCAATATAACTTAACAACAGGATTTGATATTTCAACAGCGTCTTATAGCTCATTGAGTTTTAGTGTGGCGTCTCAAGCTACTGTTCCATTAGGAATTACTGGTAATTCTGATTTATCAAAGTTTTATATTGTAGAAAACACTGCTGACAACGTGTATGAATACACTGTTCCTTCAACCTTAGCACTCGGCGCAGGCTCATTCGCCTCAGCAGACGTGGGCAAGACCATCGAAGCTAACTCAGGCGTGTTTGTCTTAACAGCTACAGACGGTAGCTATGCACAAACTACAGCGCCTACATCATACGCTCAGGTCGCGTCAGGTTCTTGGGAGATGTACGGTGTTGTCTATAACACTACCGATGGGGATTTGGAGCTTAGTGGTTATAAGGTGGGTTGGAATCTTTCGGGCGGTGCTAAAGACGGTAGTAATCAATTTACTGGTACAGGGACAATTGAATGCTCATTTTTAGGCAATAACGGCACTAAACTGTATCAACAGGATTTTTCTGCGCGTCTAGTAAGAGAATATAATCTTTCGACTGCCTATGACTTGACAACAGCAACGTCAACCGGAAATACGATTAACTCGCAAAGCTACGGTGGAATTAGCGAGGGTAGTCCAAGAGCAGTATTTGTAAGTCCTGATGGGGTTCATCTTTATACTGTTGGTAGTTCCAACGGTAGAGGAGGCCGTTTTGATATGTCAACTCCTTGGGATTTAAGCACCGCTAGTTATGTTCAGCTATATGATTTTGGAATGTTTGGCACTCCTTTTGGTCTTGTATTTAGTCCTGATGGCTTAAATGCTTTTTTGCTAACAGGCAGTAATCAAGAAATAAGAGGATTTAGTTTAAGCACTGCTTGGGATATTACTACAATTTCTGCTGATAATAATCCTTTTAGTCTAAACAGCAATATTGCTTCGGGTAGTTGGGAAGGTTTATCTGTAAGCGAAGACGGCACAAGATTGTTTCCAAGTTTAGGAACAACTGTATATGAAGTAAAACTGGCGACTCCTTGGGTTTCACAAACAGCTTCCTATACCGCAGGAAACGATCTAGTAACGCCCTATACTTTAAGAGGTAGTCAGCCGATTCAAAATGGATTGCAGTTTACTGTTCAAAACGGCAATAAAGTAGAGATATGGAATACTGGTCTAGCTTACTTCTCAACAGGCTACCAACCAGTACACACCACAGCCTCAACAGACACGACCTACTGGACTGACATCAACTCAATGACAGCAGACCAAGCTGCGGGTGACGGCAACGTCTACTACTGCATCTCCACAGACGACCGTACAACGTGGACTGTCATTGATAACGCTGATGGCGAGAGAGACATTGTTCGTAACAACGCAGGGACTTGGCAGTACAACTCTAACGGTACATACGCTTCTGAGACTTGGGTAAACGGCGCTACGAATACAGAGTTGGCTACGTTGGCTGAGGCTATGGAGGGTGCTGAAAGTGTGACTAATGTTTTTGATATTTCAACTGCTAGTTATCTTCAAAGTTTTAGTGTAGCAAGTCAAGAAACAGGGACATCGGGTTTGGCGTTTAACTCTGATGGAACAAAGATGTTTGTTTGTGGATACTCAGGAGATGATGTAAACGAGTATGCGCTAACTACAGGATTTGACGTTTCAACGGCAAGTTACACGCAAGCATTTTCTGTTGCAGCTCAAGACATACTCCCAAGAGGACTAGCTTTTAACGCTGATGGAACTAAGATGTTTTTTGTTGGTCAAGCAGGAGCTGACGTAAACGAATATACGTTGTCTACTGGATTTGATGTTTCTACAGCTTCGTTTGTTGATAGCTTTAGTGTTTCAGCTCAAGGAATAGCTCCTATTGGACTTGCTTTCAACACTGACGGAACTAAGATGTTTGTTACTGATAGGACAACGCTTGCTGTTTCTGAATACACCTTATCAACTGGATTTGATGTGTCAACGGCATCGTTTGTAGATAGTTTCAGCGCCGCTGCGCAGCTTTCAGCCAACGGAATGCACGGTGTTGAGTTTAATGATGACGGTACGCAGATGTTTTTGGTGGGGCAAGTGTCCGATGCAGTATACCAGTACACGCTGACAACAGGTTTTGACGTATCTACTGCGTCTTATTCTCAGAGCTTTAGCGTTTCGTCTCAAGAAACAAGCCCGATGGCGTTAGCCTTTAGTACAAACGGCGCAAAGATGTTTGTGGTCGGGCAAGCCACAAATTCTGTTTATCAATACTCCGTAGGCACAACAGCCTACACAAACCAAATGGATAAGGCTCAACTAGACGCAGTAACAGACCCGAACCACATAGCTCTTGGTAACGACTTTGATTTGTCTATTATCCTGAACATGACTAGTGGTACGACAGTGCCTTCTTCAAACGGTGTAGCGATTAACTACGATGCTAACATCTTGAACAAAGGTGCTGTCTTAGGAACTGACTATGACTTCGATGCTCCTGCTCAGAATAAGGTAAGAATTACTGCACTGGCTGCGAATAACCTGAAGGTCAGGGTTGTTTAATGAGTCTAGTCGACTACGCAAAGACAGACCGTCATCGCGAAGCAATGCAAGTGTGGGAAGAATGTGGTCGCAATAGTGCAAGGGCTGCGGGGGTACTCGGTATCTCGCAGTCCACCATGCGCGACTATGTGTCTATCACTAAGAACACTGCTGCGGCGGCGGGATACTCTGAGAATTGGGATGCTCGAAGGCATGTGCCGGAAGGTGAGTTTGTCATCGGTCGCTCTATCTACACCTCTGATGATGAGGGTAACAAGGCGTGGCTAAAAACTAAACGAACCATGACCGAGGCTGCGCGAGATAAAGCGCTGCAAGGTTTTGTTGACGGTCTTGTTAAAGGGGTTAAACCGTACAAGCCGAAGGCCAAGCCAAAGACTAAGAAGTTTTCTACGGATTTATTGCCTACAATTGTAATAGGTGACGCACACTTTGGTATGAGGGCAGACGCAAGAGAGACCAAGGCTCGTGATTACGATACGAAGATAGCCTCTAATGATATGCTAGCGGCTATAGAGTATTTGGTAGATGCTGCTCCTGCATCCGAGCAGGCACTACTGGTCAACGTAGGAGACTTCATTCACGCCAATGGTAGTAGTGGTACTACCTTTGCGGGAACGAAGCTAGACGTAGACACCAGAATAGAAGTAGTGCTTGAGATAGCAGCGCAGACTTTTTTGTACGCAATAGATAAGTTGCTTACGAAACATAAGAGTTGCGTTGTGGTAATGGCTAGAGGTAACCACGACTCAGATACTGCCATCGCCCTCGCGTTGATCTTGAAGTTTTATTACTCCAAAGAACCAAGGGTGACTATCTTAGATCCTCACGGATTCTTTCACACCGTGCAGTTTGGTAAGAACCTCTTAGCTGTGCATCATGGAGATAAGGTCAAGGCTGTAAAGCTAGGCGCTATCCTACCTAAGATGCTACCAGAGCAGTGGTCAGCCACTGTGTACAGGAAGTGGCTAGTAGGACACATACATCACCAGAACGCCATAGAAACAGATAACGGCGTTTTCGTGGAAGCCTTTGGCACATTAGCCCCACCTGATTCTTGGCATGCAGGAGCAGGATACGGCGCTTCTAGCGTAATGAATCAAGTAGTATTCCATCGTGACGGAGGAGAGGTTCTACGTCACGTTTATCAAATCAGAGACTCGCGTAAAGTCCCTGACCTGACATTATAGGTGTAGTATGGATTATCAAGTCATGTTCAACGTCACAATAGCAGTCGCAGGATTCGTTGTTGGATGGTTAGTAAATAGAGTCTTTGCATTATTGGATAGGATTGATGCTGACATGAAGTCCATACCTCTCATGTATGTAGCTAAAGAAGATTACCGCGATGACATACGCGAAATAAAAGAGATGCTCGGTGCGATCTTTAAAAGACTTGATACCAAGGCTGACAAATAAGGATTAACTATGAAATACGTTAAAGTAATCGGCAAGTTTGCCAAAGCTAAGTTTATGGGTTCGACTGACGAGCAAGCTACTATTGCTATTTTATTAGCTGCTTTTATCCTTATTGTGTTATCGGTGGCTTAGATGTTAGCAATGTTAGGTTCATTAATCGGGCCAGTGTCTGACTTGTTAGACAAGGCAATACCCGATAAAGACTTAAAAGAAAAACTAGCTCATGACATTGCAACTATGGCAGAGCGTCATACAAACGAGCAAGTTAAAGCACAGCTAGAGATTAACAAGGTAGAAGCCAAGCACAACAGTATGTTTGTAGCAGGGTGGCGACCTGCCTGTGGATGGGTCTGTGTGTTGGGAATGGCAGGTAACTTTCTAGTCATCCCTTTCGCGAACATGAGCTTGAATCTGCTAGAGACAGGCGTTGAAGTTCCAATGATTGACCTTGCTACAATGCTACCTGTGTTAATGGGAATGCTTGGTCTTGGTGGACTACGCTCCTTTGAGAAAGTTAAAAAAGTAGAGCGAAACAATTAGGAATTATTATGATTGTAGAGTTTCCAAATACCAAAGTAGATCATCAAATAGAAGACGCGATGGAAGAGTTAGGAAACTGGGTTGAGTCGCAAATAGATCTAGGGCTAAGTCCTATAATTTTAATCGGGTTGATTGAAACCTATAAGTCAGCGCTAACAAACAATTTGTTAGTAGATGAGGACGAGTAATGGCAGGATTAAGCAACAAACTCAATCCAAACTCCAAGGTTCTCACTGACCGAGGGTACGTTAGTGCTGCTGAAGCAGAGTACCAACACAGTCTTGGCAACTTAAATATTATTGGTCGCGACGGCAGAGTTATTAACTCTCAAGATCTTGATATAAACAAGGTTTATCTTGCGCCTAGCGACTCTGCTGATCCTTTTAATTTTGTGGATGATTTTGTTAACACGGATGAGTCAGGTCGAGACTTTGACGCAAGAGTATTTACGAGAGGAGACGCTGACGTATTTCAGGCTAACCAAGCACAGGGACGTTATGTTGGGGACACCTCTGCTCCTCGTTCGGCGCAAGAAATGTTTAACCAAACTTATTCAGAAGCAATGGCTAATGAGTCTTTGGCTAACGTGCTAGAAACACAAGGCGTTCCTGACGTGGTTAGCGCGGAAGATTACTTTGCGCAAATGGGCGATACATTAGCATCGCTTGGACTTCCTTCTACCGCAGCAGACTACGAAAATATATCTACTACCAATTTAGAAAACGATCTTCTAAACAATGGCGTTGACATGCTTGATCCTAACGTCACAGGTTTAGGTGGAGATGAGTCAATTGTTACTGATGACGAAGCATGGGACGCAGTAGACAAAACCAAAGACCTCGCGTCTATCTTCCAAGATGCGCTAGATATCTTTGGAGCGTATGACCGCAACAGTATTCGCAAGGTTGTAGACGTAGTAAATGAGCGAGGAGTCTCTGCTCAAGACGTAGCTAGGATTACAGGCAATACAGTAGAAAGCATTAACCAAGCAGCAGCAGAGTCAGAAACTGCAATTAATAACCAAGAAACAGCAGGTGATGGTGCAGAAGATACTGGTGATGTATTTAATGAGGCAACTGACACGCTCAACACGGGAGAAGTCTTAACCACAGGCGGCGGAATTATTGCGGATGACTCAGTAGTATCGGATGATTCAGTAGTTACAGAGGATGACGCAGTAGTTACAGAGGATGACGAGGTAATCCCTGTACTTGATACTCCTGTTATTGCTGAAGACCCTAATGTTATTGTCAACGACACACCTATCTTGCCGACACTCATGCAGCCAACTCCAAAGCAAACAACTAACATCTCGTTGTTTCAGTCTATCCAAGACACCCCTATTACTGACTCGCTCTTCTTTGAGCCAAAGTTTACAGAGCTAGACAACATTCCGGTCGGGATGTTCGAGCGATTCTTACAAGCCACTGGAGGCAGGTAGATGACATACTTAGAAGCAATCAATAACGTCCTCCGCAGGTTACGAGAAGATGAAGTCACTACCACTAGCGAGACTTCTTACTCTGCTTTGATAGGAGACCTAGTCAATGACGCAAAGAAACTAGTAGAAGATTCATGGACATTTTCCTCACTGAGAAGCACTATCCAAGTTGCTACGGTCGTAGGTCAGGCCGAGTATTCGCTTACTGGCTCAGGTCAGAGCGCGGTGATTAAGCAAGCACTTAGCAGCAGCGGTCACGGATTCTTGACGCTGAACACTGTGCCGTATTTTGACAACTTATACTTCAATCAAACTCCCGCGAATGCAGTACCTACCGACTACATTGTAAGCGGAGTAGATGATAACGATGATCTTAAAGTTAAGGTCTATCCACAGCCTGACGCTGTGTACACGCTACGGTTTGATATTGCTGCACCACAGGCTCTACTAACAGCAGATGCTACCAAGATCAAAGCCCCGTATCATCCTATCGTACAGATGGCCTACGCTATGGCTCTTCGCGAAAGGGGTGAGACAGGTGGTCAGTCAGCAGCAGAGCAGTTTGCCGTAGCTTCATCAGCGTTGTCAGATGCAATCGCAGTAGACGCTAACAGATATCCCTTAGAAACAACTTACATGGTGGTGTAGATGGCTCAACAACTACAGAGCATTACAATTACAGCGCCGGGATTTGCGGGTATTAACACCCAAGACGCACCTCTCGCGCAAGAGCCTAGCTTTGCTGCTGTTGCGGATAACTGTGTAATTGACAAAGAGGGAAGGATAGCCGCGAGAAAGGGCTACAGCATGATCTCTACCAATGGCGCTGCGGTACTAGGCAGCTCGGATGGTATTGAATCTATGGGCGAGTTTGTTGCTAATGACGGAGATACGATCTTTTTCTCGGCAGGAAACAACAAAGTCTTTTCAGGCACAACCACGTTAACCGACCTAACTCCTGCGGGATATACCATTACCGCTAACAATTGGAAGATGGTCAACTTTAACGACTCGATGTATTTCTTTCAGCGTGGATACGAGCCGCTAGTTTACAAAGACAGCACCAGTACATTTGACCCTATGTCAGCTCATGGACACGCTACAGGTACGCCGCCTCAAGGTAACGAGTGTCTAGCTGCGTTTGGTCGCCTATGGGTGGCAGACTTTACGGACAACAAATCTACTATCTACTGGTCTGACCTGTTAAACGGCTCACATTGGACAGGAGGCTCTACAGGCTCGATTGACATCACGACTGTATGGCCTACAGGGTACGACACGATCGTTGCTCTAGCGGCTCACAACGGCTTCCTAGTGATATTTGGCAGGAACTCTATCGTCTTGTATTCAGGAGCGGAAAGCCCCGCTAATATGACCCTCGCGGATACCATATCTAATGTGGGTTGTGTGTCGCGAGACGCAGTGGTATCTACTGGTAAAGACCTTATCTTCCTTGATGACTCAGGTGTCAGAAGCCTTGCAAGAACCATCCAAGAGAAGTCAGCACCTATCGGCGACATCTCTAAGAACGTCAACAACGATATTAAGTCTCTCTTCGCGGCAGAAACAGGTAACATTAGCATGCACTACTCGCCTCGCGAGGCGTTTGTGTTACTAAACTTCCCACAACTAGCTGTAGTATATTGTTTTGATACTCGCTTCCCTCTACAAGACGGGAGTTTTAGAGCCACAACATGGTCGCATATTAATCCACTAGCCTTTGCCAACACATCTACCGAGGATTTATACCTTGGTAATAGTGCAGGTATTGCTCAATACACAGGATTTAGAGATGGAACAACCAATTATCTTCTTAGCTACTTTAGTCATCCTCTTAGCTTTGGCGATACATCTAACCTAAAGTTCTTGAAGAAGATCAATCTCACTACTTTTGATGGGGCTGAGGCTACTGTGGTATTGAACTGGGCATACGACTACTCTGGTGCGTACAAGAAGCAAGCGTATACTTTACCTCAGTCGAATGTGGGACAATACAATATCTCAGAATTTAACACAGAGGCAGAGTATTCTTCCTCTATAGCACTAATAACGCGAAAGAAAATCAATACGTCAGGACAGGGTACAGTAGTAGCCGTTGGCGTAGAGACAACAGTTGATGGCAAGACCATTGCCTTGCAAGAAATTAATATTCAAGCCCTAATGGGAAGGATTGTGTAATGTCTAACTACACGAAGATAACAAACTTCGCAGCCAAGGATGCTTTGGTTAGTGGTAACCCCGCTAAAGTAATCAAAGGCACTGAGGTAGGGGCTGAGTACGATGCAGTTGCTGTAGCAGTAAACAGTAAGTCAAACTCTGAGTCTCCCACATTTACAGGAACGGTAACCGCAGCTAACTTAACCGTTAGTGGTACGTCTACCTTTGGCACTATTGATGGAGGTACTTACTAATGGAATGGCTTACTAATTTAATTGGCAGTCAAACAGGCAACCTCCTCGCGGGATTAGGTGGAGCGGCTGCGCAAAACGAAGCAATCAAAGACATCAGAGGTCTAGGCAAAGACGCGACCACTGCTATCTATGGTTCGGATTACACCGTTCCTGAGGGCGGCTTGCTTGGCATGGTCAAAGCTGAGTCTCAGTTTAAACCGTTTGGCATTACCACGCCTACTGGTGCAAGGGCTACTTTTAGTTCTACGGGCAACATGGATACAATGCTAAGCCCTACGGAACAGGCTCTACAAGAGCGGATGCTAGGTTTTGGTACTCGTGCATTTGGATTCTTGGATGACCCGCAAGCTCGCGCAGACGAACAAGCATCTGTGATAGGCATGCTAACGCAAGACCCTACGCAAAGGGCTACGCGAGAGCAAGAGATTATGGGCAACCTCACAGCCCTGCAAGCACCTGAGCAGGAGCGTCAGCGTCTTGCCCTTGAGGAGCGTCTATTTGGGCAGGGAAGGACAGGTGTTCGCACAGGCATGTTTGGTGGTACACCGGAGCAACTTGCTCTTGAGAAGGCTATACAGGAGCAGCAAGCAGGTTCTGCATTAACCGCTATGGAACAGGCTAGGGCAGAGCAAGCGTTAACCTCACAGCAAACATTGCAGGGTCTAGGAGAAACACGAAATAGGTTTGATTTGTTGGGTCAGCTAGGTCTACAGTCATTACCTGCCGCCTATCAAGGGCAGAACCAACTCCTCGCAAATCTTGCCCCTGCATTAGAGGAAGCAAGAATTAGAGCAGCATTGCAGTCAAGCGCCATAACTACAGGAGCAGGACTGGCAGAGTCAGGACTAGAAGCGCAATTAGGCTTTGAGGGTCTGGCAGCGGCATTGCGTCAGCAGCAATTTCAAGGTCTGTTTGATTTGCTGAAGGGCGAGCAAGCTGCCGCTAATCCTCCTGCCTCTAGTCAACCTATGATTACTATTGGCTCTGGTGGTTTTGGTCTAAATCCTAACTCGCCATTATTTCCGGGGCAATAACTATGACACCTATCAATATAAACACACTCTTCGCGGATATCATTGATACTCCTGAGCAGCGTCAAGAAAAGCTACTACAGCAGGGCATGACACAAGGCAGGTTGTTGTCTTCTAATCTTACCGGATTAGCTAGAGCCGCAGCGCCTCTTGCTCAGATGGCAGGTCAGCTAGGTGTACAACGCAACGAAGACTTGCGCCGTGCAGTACAGCCTCTGCTTGGGTTAGATCCAAGGACTACTGGTGAAAAACTTGGAGAACAAATCCAAGGCATCGACATGTCTACTCCAGATGGAATGTTGCAAGCTGCACAAGCTCTTCAGTCTATTGACCCTGTTCGCGCTGCTGCGTTGCGTCAAGCTGCGGCAGAAAAACGAATAGAAAATCAAGATCGCGAAAGGCAAATAAAACGAGAAAATGTTCTTGATGCGCAACGTGCTGCGTCCGCAGAGGCATCGGCAGCACAAGCTCAGAGGGCGGCTACTAGTTTTCCTTTTGAGATGGCTCAAAATGTTGAGGCTCTTGCTAATTCTGTTTCTGCTAGAGAAGAAAGAGTTGCTCGTTTTGACCTATACGAAGAAGAAACAGATCTTAGAATTAAAAACTTAATACAAGGCGCAACAGATTCAAAAACTGCTAGAGAAGAAAGAACTCAGGTAAAGAATTTAAAAACACAATTTGAAACAGACCTTGCTGATAGTTTTGGCGATACACCAGAAGAACAAATGCTTGCTAATGCTGTTCGCGGTGGTTTGTTTACAAATGATACCTTGCGTCAAATGGCAACCACTCCTGCAACAGATTATACGTTCTCTACAGCGCAATATCTGGAAGGCAATAAAATAGTTAACTACAATGTTGCGCGAGACAAAAATAATCCCTCACAAACAATAAGACTTGATCGCGCTACTA